CGGCGACCACCGAGATCTACACCTAAGCCTTCGTCGGCAGCGTCAGATGTGTATAAGAGACAGTTGCCAAGCTGGGCCGGAACTTTTATTTTTTCTCGTTTATCCAAATCGTCATTTTACTTCCGCCGTATGATCCCAAATACCACTCTATATGATCCAATTCCAAAACCAAATTCTCAAACAATAATAACCAACTCAAAAATCGATAATAGTCGAATGCGTATGGTTCCCGTTCTTTGGGAAAAGTACTCAAATATTTTTCTTTCAGTGCATCAACATCTAGGTCTTCTAACGCCCGACAAACTGTGAATACCTGGAAATCAGAATACTCTCCTGCACTGATAAGAAATTGACTATCCTTTGGTATTACCCTTTTCTCAAATTCTCTTTGCTTCATCATGCCACCCCCAAATCCGTATATTTCGTAAACTCCGGTTTGAACATCACAACAAACTCTTCCACCGGACCGTTCCGTTGTTTCGCCACATCTACTATGGTCTCATAGGTCTCGGCCTTGCGGTCGCGGTGTAAAAATATGACCATATCCGCGTCCTGCTCTATCTCGCCGCTCATCCGGAGCTCGGCCAACGTCGGGCGCCTGCCCTCGGCTTCCCGGCTCAACTGAGACAACACCACCACGGGAATATCCAGTTCCCGCGCCATCCATTTCAGATTGTGAGATATCTCGCCCACCCGCTCGAAGGTCCGCATCTGAGAGTTGCCAAAGTGAATGAGCGTAAGGTAATCTATGAACAATATCTTGCAGCCCATCCGCACCAGCCGGCGGGCCTGGCTACGAATGTCGGATAGTTTGTATGAGTGATGGTCGAAATAAATGGACAAGTTTGCCAGCTTATTACAACCATCTATCAGCCTGGAAAAATCGCCCGTTTGCAGATACCCGGTGCGCATATTCACGATATTCACCGAGGCTTCAGCAGCCAACAGTCTGTGCGGGGACTGGGATTGTTCCAGCGAGAAAAAACCCACCATATGCCCCGCGCCGGCTGCGGTTCGAGCCATATGTAACGCGAGCGCGGTCTTGCCGATCGATGGTCTTGCCCCAATAACAATAAAATCTCCGTTCTGAAACCCGCCGGTCAAAAAGTCAAGCTTATCAAACCCCGTCAGCACCCCCGGAAGCTTGCCCCGGTTGTTGTAGCGGTCTTCTATCTGCTCCAGGGCAGTACTCAACAAATCCTTCAACGGTTCCAACTGTTTGGCCCCGGTCGAGAGATGGGTGAGCGCCGCTTCCAGAGCCTCAACGATTTCCCCCGGATCCTTGCCGACATCTATACTGTCTGTGATAGTTTTACCTATACTTCCCAACTTGCGTAAATGAGACAAATGGAGCACTGAGTCAACATAGAACTGAATGTTCGCCGCGGTCATCGGTTCTATCTTCGCCAAATAACTTTGTTCGATACCTCTACACTTGTCTGCCAACAGTGGCAAATCCGGACGCTGGCCGTCCCGTATAATCTGGCCGATTGTCTTGAATATTGTCGCGTGCCGAGAATCGTAAAAGTCTTCAGCAGAAACGGGTATTTCATCGAACGTTGAAACATCGTAAATGACTGAAGACAAGAGTTTGAGTTCGTGGTCTAGGTTATATAAATTCACGCTCTACCTCCGCTATCGCTTGCAAGATCGGGTAGACTTGCTGAGGAACGACTGCGTTTCCTAATGCCCTGAGTTTGTTCACTCTGTCTTTGACTCCTTTGGCAACTCTTGGGATGTCAGGTTCAACCATCCAGTTGGAAAACCCATCAGCCAGGTCACCCATCCCGGGTTTAGCGCACCGTTGAGCGTCTTCGAATCGACAATCTTTTTCAGTTTCGCTCGTGCTCCCGCCCCGCCCCATTTGCAAAGTGCCGCCCCCCCCGTGTCCGTTATTCCGGTCGGTGTCGGCCACATCTTGACTTGCACCTGCAAGCTTGTCGGTGTGTATCTTGGTCCGCCCTTCATCCTGGCCTTCATCGCCATGTGTGCTTCCGGACTCTTGTTGTCGTCGTTCGCCGTTGGCGTGGCCCACAATAAAGACTCGCTCCCGTCTGTGGTTGGCACCCACGCCCGAAGCTGGAAGTACCAACGGAAACACTTCGTATGTCGCAGCTTCCAACGAAGCAAGCAAATTCTCGAAGAGAACGCCTTGTTCGAGACTAAGGATTCCAGGAACATTTTCTGCCAAGACCCATGTCGGTTTAATTTCAAGTATTGCTCTAAGCATCTCCGGCCAGAGGTAGCGGTCATCTTGCTTGCCTCTTCGCTTCCCGGCAGCACTGAACGGCTGGCAGGGGAACCCGCCGGAAACAAGGGTAACTGCCCCGTAGTCCTGATCGGGGAAGTCCCGGATATCACTGACTCGGTGGACTCCCGGCCAGTGCTTCTCGAGCACTTTGAGACAGTAGGGATCCCGCTCGACTTGAGCAACAGTCCGAAAGCCCACCCATTCTGCGGCAATTCCGATCCCCCCGATCCCTGCGAAGAGTTCAACATGGGTCACTTCACCATCTCCGGCCGACTCTTCGACCATCCGCATTTCATGCAGACGCCAGTACCCCGGCCCAGTACTTCTCCGCCACACACAGGACATTTTTTGTGTTCTCTCGGCTTCGACAACTCTAACTTCCCACTCTTCTCATCGTTACGAATATACGTGTGGACAGCGTTAACCCAGTTGCTATAACTTTTCCCGTGGTTCTCGCAGTAGTCGTCTACTTTCTGTATGTACTCGTCGGCCACCGGTTTGCCGTAGCGGTCGCAGAGGTCGGAGTAGTTAGGGTCAGTGAGCAGGACGTGCTTGTTTTCGCCGTATTTATGCCTCTTCGTTACATCCGTTACTGTAACGTTTCCCTCTACTCTCTCTTCTAGTCTCTTCTTCTCTCTGAAAGAGGCCACCCGTTTTCTATTTTTCTCGCGCATGATAGCCAACGCATCCTCGTTCTGGTGTTTGTACCAGTTGAGCAGCACTATCCGTTGGTCCTCGGCAGTCTCTATCATCTCGAGCTTTTGAAACGTATCGAGCGCCAGCCGTACCACGTTCAACGGGCGGTTGAAAAGAGTGGATAACATCTCGTCGGTGTACGGGATATTTTCAGACAGATAGATGGTTCCGCCATCATTACACTTGCCGGCCAATACTAACAACCGGATCCAGATGTAAAACAGCGTGTCGCGCTCAGGCATGGCCTCCATGAGAGTAATCTTTTCGTCTTTGAAGATACCGAGACTGAGCTTAATCCATTTTACTTCAGACATTAATTTCTCCAGATAAAAAATTTATGCATTAGCACCAACCTCGGTAAAATATTGATAATTCCGGGAAGAAAATTCTTTGAGTTCTTGTACCTCGGGCTCCGTCAACTCGTGAATATTCTTCATCGCACTAAGGGGAAAGTATATTTCTTCAGTGCCTTTTCCATTCCGCTGTCTCAGTGGGTATAGCAATTCCTTGCGCTTCCAATATATTTGATGCGGTTGCATTAGATCGTGCAGCTTATTCCCATAAATGGATTTCATATCTTCATCAACAAAAAAGATCCAAACATCAATATTGTATTTTTCTTGCATATATAAATATTCGTTAAACGTTTTTAGATTGATTCCCGTATCTGGATAAAACGATCTTCGAGCCTTGGCTTTAGAATCTACAATACATAAATATTTTTTGTTTTTGGTCGCACATAATCTATCGAATGGGTGCGCCCCGTCGACCTGCGGAAAATACGGAATCAGGCCGATTGATTTTAGATATTTATCTATTATGTCTTCACCGAGATTACCCTTTTGTGTTTGAATTTGGTCATTCCAATTCATTGCTTAATACCGGGGCAATCCCCGGCCTCCTTGTTCGTGGAAAATATTCTCCGATGGTGCCCGGGCATAACCCCTTTACCATCTCGTAAAACTCTTCAGGTTTTTGGCTGTGTTTCCGCAATGGGCCACGAAGAAGCGTTGTTTGATTTGTAAGCTGGTGGATGGGCTTACCTTTAACCGCCATGATACAAAACTCAGATTGTGAACGGAGCCAGCTACCAGTTCCCATCCTATCTTTTACCCATGTAAGAATTGCCACATCACGGAAACCCCAGGCATCAAGGATATCGAATGAATGGCGCATGAACTTGTGAGTAGTCCATAGCCACAAGATGCAATCTTTCTTCGCAGCTTTTTCTATTGGGGAATCCTTCATTTCCGTGATTTCTTCAAGATCCATCTCTGGATATGGGCATGTCCCTCTTCTCGTTTGAGGATCATATTTTGTCCCATAAGGCCAGGGAGGATCGATTATCAGCACATCCCAAGGGCCGGTTTCGGTGTAGATCGCTTGTTTTCTGATATCATCAATTAGCTTTTTGCGTTCTAACTTTCTCAGTTCATTGACGGGCTTATAGTAGGCAGGCGGTTTCCGCTGTTCTTCCAGGGTAATTACAACCGCTTCAAGTATTTTTTCATCATGTACCAGCGCATCATAGAAGCGGCGGGCATGCTCCCTTTCCCCGCGATCTGACCCTACATAGGTCTGTGTAGGGTCAGCCTTTCCCTTTAACATGGATGCTTCCCCCGACCCTAGCAATTCACCCAGCTTTGCATGAGCTAACCAGGTTTCTATCAGTCCGGTTATCGTAAGATCAAGTAGCTGTTCCTTCTGTTCTTTCGCATCCTGCAGGCTCTTCGTTGCTTCAATTACGGCCAGTCGCGCTTTATGCTTCTCTTTGCCGATCTTAACGAATTGTTGGAGTTCTTCTATCGTTGCGGGCAAATTCTCAATGTGTTTCGTAATGTTCGCCAAAGTTCCCCTCCCTCTTTACAGGGGACCGTCGGCGTGGTAGGCTTAACTGCTCTGTTGGCCTACGCCGCAGTCCCGCCCGGTTCCCGGTTGCGCCCGGGGCCGGGTGTTATTTATATGCTACGTATTTGTGGCCCAATGATCAATATTTCTCATGTTGTTTTTTCCCAGCGTACCCCAGTCCTGGTATGTAGACGCACGGCCTTCCATCCCAACTGACGAAGTCTTCCGGTGACCGTATTTGCATGATATCCAATTTCTTGAGCTAACTGAGCAGCCGTTTTTTTATTTAAATTTGCTATCACATATTCCATGAGTTCAGACGCTATCGCCCGGGTTCTCACCATTTTGGGAGCGCGACCTTTCTTCACCAGTCTCGCATAATGCAACATCAGATTCCCCGCAACCGCATAAAAAATATCTGCAATCTCCGTCCAAGTCCTGCCTTCCCCCACAAGCTCAATCAAATACTCTTCATTCTCCGGGGTCCACTCCACATGAAATTCAGTGTCGCCTTTTTCGGGCTTGCAAAAATCTAGGCTCATCAACCGGGTATAAGCGTCGCCGGTCAGTCGGTGTGGATATGGATATCTGCAACCCGAGTATCGGTACACGCTCCCCTCCCGTGGGATTACTTACTTCTCCAATAGTTGGTGAGCTTTCGTAGCTATATCAATCGGTTTATTCCATGGATGATCGGCTATATCCTTCAGCCCTTCCTCCAACTGCTTCACCCGCTCTTGGAGGCGGCGGTTGTCGGTTGTTTGTTTGGCGCGAGTAGATAGCCTATCTCTGATCCATTTGATACATTCGTCAATAGTTTGAAATTCGGAACCGCCGGGAGTCAGATTTCGGAGATCGGCCACGGCTTCCATTTTCCCGTCCTCGGCTCCCTCGTTGTAAATATCCATTCGCTGATCCTTGAGAACGTCGTTGTATCGCTGCAACTGTGCGAACCCGGCCTCGGCTTTCTCGCAAGCATCGACAGCCCACAACAGTTCTTGTTCCAACCCGGCGATACGGGCCTCGGCTTTATCTGCTCGGACAGAATGGAATCGAACAGCATCATCCTTATAAAAACAGAAATGTCTCTGCCAGGTTCGGCATTCTTTTAATGCCCACTTCCGGTGGCGGCGCTGGTAGGTATTTTGGTCAAGCAATTCCTCAAGATGTATGTCAGCATCTATTTCCTGTTGCACCCGCAGCCGCTCTATCTCCCGATCCTGCTCGGCTTTTCCAGCACGGTAGCCGTCTTGATATCCGCCCTCATAGCCTCTATCCATTAACTTGTCACATACATGAAGCGATGCTCCGGTGTAGCCTAAGTCTGCACCACAGTAAACACATTTCTCACTCATTTCCCCTGCTCCTTTAGCCGCTCGGCTTCTGCCCGTACCCATGCTATCCTAAGAGCTGGCGCGAACTTACAAATGACGTCCGCCATCTCATCTATCCCCTCTTTCCGGGCTTCAGTGGCTACGGTGCGCAAAATGCCTTTCGTGATTGCTATACTTCTCGATCGAAGAATCGTTTCTGCTGCATCGTGTATCCGTCCCTCAATCATGGTTCCTCCTACAAAGTCAGCGCCAACTGAAGGGCCTCGCCTGTCGTCCCTTCGGTGGATCGCTCCGCCCGATCGGTAGCCACGTTCACCCGTCTATAACATTTGCCGCACACCTGCCGATACTTCAACCCATGTTTTGCGTCCGGCGGCACATCGGTCTCGCGGGTATCATCCGGATCTAATTCGCGCCTACATCCCGGCATTTCACATTTCACAACGAATCTCCTTTGACAACACAATCACTGATATTGTCTTTCATCTTCCCGTGAATATAGGTTCCCCACACCACCCAGCGCGACATTTTGGCTATGTGCTGCATCGGTATATATACCGATGCAACAAGTCGGTGTCTCGGTGTTCCGGGAATCTCCCGCTTCAGCATATTCTTGACCTGGTGCTTGAGTTGCACAAATCGCCATCGGGCATAGAACCATTTATTCACCCCGCGCCGCAGCAAAATCATCCGCAACACTTCAAGCTGGTACTTGTCCAGCCCCAAGAGCTCTTGAGCGTCCCGAATAATCAGTTCCGGATGGTCCTGCTTTTCGTTCCAGATGGTTTTAGGATCCAACACAGACTCCCAACAACTCTTCCGTCTTCTGCCTAAACCCAGCCTCGAGTTCGACAAGTTCGGCCACCGTGTACTTCCGGGTGATTTTCTCAAGCCGCCTGAGTTCGTCCACCACCTCCCGGCCGTAGTCAATAAGCATCTGCTCAAGATATTCCAGCGTCGCGCCTTCTCTTGAGTAGTTGCAGCGGACACATTGCGCATGAATCCCCCGAGTATCAAAAAGAATCGCATTACCCCGGCCAGGGATAAAATGACCAGCCTGTAACTGGGCAAACTTTTTATTTTCGCCGCAGGTGTAGCACCGTCCGTATTCCGGGCTCCCAGTAGTCTTTAGACAATCCCGGGTACGGACGTACCTGCTACAGGCAATCCAAGTTTTTCGTTTTTGTGTGCCGAGCTTTGATTTTGCCAAGTTCCCCTCCCGATGAAATTATTGCGCCGCTTTCTCAAGTTCCCTAATTTTGGTTGCGCAATCTTTAAGTTGTGCTTCCAACATCAACTCTCTATCACGAGCTTCGCACCTAAGCCCACTCTTTAAGAGTTCAAGGACGGCCTCGACTTTCTTATTTCTATTGTCAAGACGAATAAGCGACCTGCCTCGCTCCGTATATTTTTTAAATAGTTGATTATACTTTTCTTCGATCTCCCATTTCTTTTTTTGCCAACGTCTTACCTCGGCCTTAGCTTTCATCACCCTTTCTCTTTCGCACTGCCAGCGATGTTCTGCATCTTTAAGCTGGGCCTCGGCCTTCTCAGCACGTAATGTATCATTGCGTTTGAGATAATTATTTGCTATTTTGCGCAAGGCCCTTGCTTCCTCCAAAGCCCACTTCCGGTGTCGGCGTTGATAATCCGTCTCTTTGTTTTGCTTGTTCCACCGACCCCATCCATCCCGTAGCCGCTGTATCTTCCGGTCCTGCTCTTTGACCTTGGAGAGAAGTCGAGGGACAACATCAAGGAAAACTGACCAATAATCCACAAGCATCGTCGGATTCCGAAATTGCTCCAGCCACTTCTCTATCCCCTCCAGCTTCTTGCTATCTACTTTAGTCATTTCCCTTTCTCCTTTAGCCACTTCCCAACTCTTCAACAGACACTAAATCTCGCCAATTTCTTAAATACTGATCTAATTCATCTTCTTCAATATGTTTGATTAATGCGTTCTTGGCCTCATCCCCGTCTGGATATTCGCCCTCTATGTATCCGTCCCAAGTTATTCGGTAATATGGCATCCCTCCTCCTTCAGCCGCTTAATAGTTTCGATCAATCTATCTGAATAGCTACGAGCAAGACCAAGCGTGGCTCCCATAACGTCATAAGCAAGTTTTATTGCCACATCCACTGCCTCCTCTATCCCCTCTTCCCGGGCTTCGGCGGCCACGAGAGAATCGCGAGTATTCCATGCTTCTATTGCCTGTGCTGGTGTGTGATAAAAGAGTCTTACACTTGCCCCACAATTCGTACAATTTATCATAAAATCATCTGTGTCGGTAAAATCTTCTGTATATTTCATTGCTGTGGGATTATCTGCTGCTCCTCCACAAAATGGACACGGTTTTAGTTTTATCATCCCTGCTCCTTTGGCCACTCGGCTTTCTTGTAAATATCCCCTACGTAGATATACTGAGGCCCCGC